CAAAGAGGTGATTCCAACACAAGGTTTGACAGGAGAGGGGTAAGACTACACAATGACAATAAAATTCTTGTTCTTGAATTTGAAGTAAAAAGTTTTAATGAACCTGCTTATGAGAAAAGAGTAAACAGCTTTGGGAATAAGAAAATAAATAAAACAGAATACAATAAAAAAAGCAATGACAAAAGGACAATAGTAAAAGACGGGTACAAAGTTATATATAAAGGGAAGTGGATAATTTCTACTGACTACGTATTTGATTATGGGCTTTGCACTAATATGAAGAGGTCAAAAAACCAACTCAAGGAAACTACATTTTCTTGGCACCTAATGGCTCCTAACCAAGACCAGATGAACTTTTTTGGGGTTACAGAAGCAATGGTTCCAATTGGAGACCAAATTCAATTGGCATGGCTTAAAATACAGAACTTACTATTAAACGCTGTTCCTCCCGGGATTGCATTTGACTTATCAGCATTAGAAAATTTAAACTTAGGGCATTCAGGAGAAAAATGGCTACCTAGAAAAGCTCTGGAAATGTATAGGCAAAGAGGTGATATGCCTTTTAGATCACAAAGAGAAGACGGGGAACCAATGAACACCCAATCCATTATACCTATTCAGAATAACGTAGCAGTAGAAATTAATAACTTTGTTAACCTAGTTAATGGGTTTATGGGAATACTCAGGGATAATATAGGTTTTAATGAAGTAACAGACGGGAGTACACCAGATCCTAGAACACTTAACGGGGTAGCTAACCTTGCATACCAAGCAACCACAAATGCACTTAATCATATTATTCAAGGTACTAAATTCTTAAATGAGAATGTAGCGGACAGTATAGTAATTAGATTGCAGGATGCTTTTGGGGCAGGAGAAAATGCATATAAGAAAGCATTAGGAATAAATACAGAAAGATTTTGGAAAGTATTATCTAATATAACCATTCATGAGCTATCACTTAAATTTGAAGACAAGCCAAATGATGAAGAAAAAGCAGTCCTTAATAGAAGGATGGAGTTGGCTGAACAAGCAGGTCAAATAACTGTAGCAGATTCTACCTACATAGATACCATTGATAATGTAAAAGAAAAAGCAATGGTTCTCGCTTATCTTGTTAAGAAAAACATGGCCGATAAACAAGCTATGGATATGCAGAATATACAGGCAAATGCTCAATCACAACAAGAGAGTGCCGCTATGACTGCTCAAATGGAAGAAAAGAGACTAGAGTTAGAATATGGGTATAAATCTCAACTTCAAAGAGAGCAGAATGAAGCTTTATTTGTAATAGAGAGATTAAAGTCAAAAACAAGAATAGATGAAGCTGACATTAAAGAAGCAGGAAGAGCATTTACAAAACAATTAGAGAACGAGGGTAAGCAGACTATAAAACAAATGGAATCTACCAATGATAACGATAAAACAAAATAAATTCATTAATTTAGTAAAAAATTAAATAGTATGGGAATTGATATTGATCAGATTTTAAGGGATAGAGGAGTTAAAGATAATGAGGCTGACACATTAGTTGAAGATGCTCCTGTTGAAGAAACAGTTATTGAGGACACGCCATCAAGTGATACTCCTAATGAAGACCCTGTTGAAAAAGCAGATACTCCAAAAGAAGACCCTATTAAAGAAGATAGATTTCCAGAAGATAGGTTCAATGGAAAATTTAAAAATTGGGATGAAGTAAACTCAAGCATAGAAGAGTTAGAACAACTAAGGGCAAAAGAGCCTGAGAATCCATTTAAAGATGATTATATTAAAAAGGTTGTTGATGCGTACAACCAAAAAGGAGACTTAAAAGACTTCTTTAAAGCTCACGCTGTCAACTGGAAAGAAATGGCAGCAGAAGATGTTCTTAAAGAGGCTTTCAAAGATAAGTATAGCGGTATTGATAAAAAGCATATCAATAGACTATGGGATAAGGAGAAGGAGAAGTATGACCTTGATTCTGATGACGATGATGACATTGAATTAGGAAAAGCATTAATGGAAAGAGATGCTAATGAAATAAGGGAACAAAGAGTAAAAGATCAGGAGGGGTATCTTCAGGTAGAGCCAAAAGTGGAAACACCTAAATACACCCCAGAACAAATAAGAGAATCAATTAAAAGAATACCAGAGGTAGACACGTTCTTAAAAGATAAGAGCATAACGTACAAGATTGGTGATGAAGATTTTAAATTAGCAGTGAAAGACTCTAATTTTATTCTTGAAGCCTTGGCTGACGATAGAGTTCTTATTAATAAGTTCATTAAAGCAGATGGGAATCATGATATAAAAGGGTTTATTGATGTAGTGAATTATGCAAATGATCCAGAAGGAGTGCGAAAGGCATGGTCTGATCATAGCAAAACACTTGGAAAGACTGAGATAATCGACCAAGACTACAAAAACACAACTCTTAAAGGTCAGCCCAATACTGATAAAAATGCCGAGGTACCTTTTAATGAAGGACTAGCAAAAGCCTTCGCCACAAAACATAAAAGCAAGAAATAAAAATGGAAACAGGCATATTAAATAGGCAATTTGTATCTGAACTGGCCTTCATGGATCAGAGAGAGATACTAAAAGACGTTTTGGACATCTACGATGAGATGAACCAGATCGTAGATATTATGGAAATGACAGATAAATATGTCCCAACATCACAGGATGTATATAATCTGCATGTGAATACTAGACTTAGCGCAACCGCAGAAGTAGCAGGAGCAGAAGCAGCACCAGCAGCAGGAGATGCCACTGACATTGTACTAACATCTGGATCTGTTAAACCTAGAGTGGGTGATGTGATGCTTACTCCCGGTAGATACAGGGCTTATGTAGATGCTATATCAAGTAATACTATTACTGTAAAACCAGTAAATGAAGATCTTATAGCTCACGAAGCCTTCTCAGGTGGAGAAGATATATCTTTCTTCTCAAACGCTTATGGTGAAGGTTCTGGTGTAGAAGACGGGTATATTTATCCAACATCTGATCAATCAAACAATATCCAGATTATAAAAGGGTCTTTTTCAGTAACCGACCTAGAGGCTACCAACATGGTAGAGGTGGAGTTTGAGGGGCAACCTTACTACATGATTAAAGGATCAGGAGATGCTTTTAATAGGTTTAGGCTTGATGTAGCCTTTGCTTTGATATTTGGAGAGAGATCAAAAGGATTGACTAATACCGCTACTGGTAAGAACATTCCAATGACTCATGGTTTAGAGAAATCTGTACGAGAGCATGGTACACAACTTCCTTTGGATATTACTAGTACTAAAGCAGATTTTGAGGATGATTTCTATGCCTTTAATAGAGCATTAGATCAAGCAAGAGGGCCGAAAGAATATTGGATGTGGAACGGGCCTGATGTGAATAATTTCTTTGATGATTGGTTGGCTACTAAAGAAGGCTTGAAAGCTGGTGGTATCGTTTATAATTCCTTTAATGGAAAAGACGGGAAAGACAGATCTGTACAGTGGGGATTTGATTCCTTTAAGATTTGGGGAAGAACATGGCATAAGAAACCTTTAGACGCTTTTGATAACGTCAAGGTGACCGCAGCCGCAGGATATAGCTATCCGTCTTGTTCTATGATGATTCCAATGAACAAGGTTTTGGTAGATCATAGCACGGGTATGGTTGATAGGTTTAGGATTCGATACAAAGAGGCTCCAAAAGGCCAAAGACTTGGATTGAATAACACTAAAGAATACTACGAAGTAGTTGATGGTGGTCTTTCCATGAATCAAACAAATCACGAGATGAAAATGAAGGTATCTTGGAATACTTGGCAAGGTGCTGAGTTCACAGGATTGGAACATTTCGCTATAAATACATTCTAGCAAAAGAGGGGTAGTTGGTTCTACCCCTCATTTAAATTTTAAATATGAATAACTATCCAGAATTAATTAATGAAAATGGAAAAGTAGATTGGACTACTAGACCTAGGCAACTCAAGGTGGGTGAAAAGGTGGAATATGAGTTGATAAACATAGGGAAAAGCGCATTAGACACAACCGGAAAAACACTTGCAATGCCAGAAAGATTTGGCATTAAGAAAAAAGACACTGTTAGAATCTCTTATCCTGATAAAGCTAAAAAAGAAATGGCTAAAGATGGAGATAATAGAGAGGTTGAGTATATTGAAATTGGGTACCAGCCCGGGATAAGAACTGAGGTTATTCAATTCATGAAAGCTTCAGCAGGAGTTCTTACAATTATCGGTGGATCTTCAAAGAATCAAGAAAAGTTTGAGTTTCTGGAATCCTGTAATGAAAATGAATCAAACCCAAATAGAAATACTGAGGTACAGGCTAGGTTTGCGCTAATTAATAATAAAGAAAAAGCAAGAATAGCTAGAAGTATAAGGAAAGAAAAAAGAACGGCAGCTAACAAAGCTGAGAATCTAAAAATCAATGAATTATATAGAGTAGCTATTGGTATTGGGTATCTTGAGCCTGATAAAATGGAAGAAGAAGCATTAAGAGATGTAATAGAATCCTATGCAGAGGCCAATCCAATTGAATTCTTGACTAAAGTAGAAAATCCTGACTTAGTAATTCAAGAGATTGCTATTACAGCAAAAAACAAAGGTTTTATTGATGTAAACATGCAGAAGAGAGCTATACTTGGCAGTAATGGAGAAACGTTACATACGTGGTCACCAGAAAAAGATGCCAAATGGCCTGAAAAGTTTGTTGAATTTGTAAAATCTAAAGAAGGAGAGAAGTTTTATTCTTCCTTGAAAGACCAAATGAAAATTAGCAGCTAAATGGCAATCGCAAGGAAAAGACAACCCCTCTGGCAAGTTGAGGAAATTCTATACGAGAACCTGTTGGATAAACCGACTTCTTGGGAGAGCCTTGGATTGTCAGGGACTTTTCCTTTCGTGAACTATGATGCTGTTCAAGAATTAACAGACGATCAAAAGTTACAAGCCAGAGAGAATATAGGAGCCACCGGGACATCACATGACCCATTAACATTAGGAGAGAGCAAGAACGGCCTTTCTTTGGCAGGACAAGTGCTTTCTAACGCTCTAGCTACTAATGATGCAAGTGGAGCCATGTCAAGCGCAGACAAGCTTAAAATGACTGGTGGTGACATATTAGTCAGTGACGGTGTAAGCGCAACAGGAACTCTTACTGGCAGGCTATTATCAGAAGGAGACGTAACCTTTAAAGTAGACGCTACTGTTTTAAGAGTAAGTGGAGATCAGACTATTTTAGGACTCAAAAGCACAAGGCGTTTCGGGGCAAATGATGGGAGTACTGCTCAAATAGTAAAGCGTTATGAGGTAGATTCAGCTAATCTATATAAGCTAGATTTGGTGAACACTCAAAATGTTCAATCTGCAGCAGGGGAGGTACAATGGTTTTATAGCTATACCTCTAATACTGGCGCAGGAAGTCCTAAGTCAAGAGACATGATAGGCTTTACTAGAGGCGGCATTACAGTGTTTGGAGGTAGAAGATTACCTACCACCTATTATGATACAGTTGTAACAGATGAAGGGTCTAATACAGGAACTCCAAGTTACCGATATCCAATGAGGCAATATTCTTACGGTATATCTCAATTTGAGACAGGTATTATTGTAGGAACAGACGCTATAAGGGTATCTAAAATAACAGGAGATACCAAGCTATTTGTGGAAGGAGCAATAAGAACAACTTCACCCGACGATGGTACAGAAGCTTCTATATTTATGGGAGAATACACAGTTACGGCAGACGGAGCATCTGACATTAGGTGGAGAGTAAAAGTTGGAGATAAAGTAATTGATTTATTAGGAGTAGAAGTAATATGAAAGAGTTAAGCGTACTTATTGATTTGATAAATAAACTTTTGGCTTTAGGGTACATGAATGAGGCAGAGAAATACGCAGCAGATGAATCTATAACAAAGTTAAAAGAGCAACTAAAAGAACATGACACCACAGTTTAATATAAGGTTTTCTATTGATAGGGTTAATGATGAACTGAACCTTATATTAACTGATACCTCTGACTATACAGGAGTAGCTACTTATTATGGTTTTTACAAAATAATTTATCCTGATAGTGTAGTAGTAGAAAATACTGATGTAGATAACCCTGATTTTGAAAATGGTGTTGCAATTACAACCATACCATTACGATTAAGGCAAGGAATAATTCAAGGAGAGTTCTCTATAACTCAGAAGTCATACACGGATATTGGTGACTATGAATTAGAAAAGGTATTCACATTATCATTTTCCGAGCCGTCACTTATAATGAGTGACAATTCTAATTTGGTTACTCCAAGTGTTTCCTTTTTAGACATAACACAGTACGTTAATTCTGGTTACAATCCTAGTGTAACCAGAGTAATTGAGTGTAAATTCCCGACAACAACTACTGTAACGGACACAATCACCACTACTTCAAATGAAATATTCATGCTCAAGGACGGGAAGTCTTATGAGGGTGTATATACGCCAAAATTGACATCTACTGCTTTATTCACGGCAGATGAACATGAGGTACAATGGATACAAGAAAAGTCATTCGAGTTTGATATAAGAGCTTTTATAGCCATTAGTCAACTTATTATAGAAATAGATAAGGTAAAAGATAGGCTTGATAACTCAAAAGGAAACGAAAGGGAGTTGATGGATGATTACTTTATGGTAACTTCCTTATACACTCAACTTTTAGCCAATTGGGGAGACGGGATATATAATGATATTGCTGTAACTGCATCAACTGTAAATACATTAGCATTAGAGGCAGCAGCATCAGCTCTAGAAGCTTTAAATTCAGCATCAGAGGCAAGTACCTCAGAATCTAATGCTTCGACTTCTGCTGGCGTGGCAACAACTCAGGCTGGATTGGCTGAAAACTCCAAAGATGAAATAATAGCATCATTGGACTTGGTTCCCGGAAAAAATAAATTTGATAAATCAACAATAAGGGTAGGGAAATACTACTCCCCTAGTAATAATGACATAAGAACGTCTTCCTCTTATAGATGCTCAGATTTTATTCCCGTCACACCGGGGCAAAATGTTTCTGTACAAGGCGCACAAACAGGTATGAATATTGGATGGTTAAGTTCTGATAGTGATGGATCTGGAATAGGGACTAATTCAGGTTCAGGCACATCATCAGGTATCACCTTTACGGCTCCTTCTGGGGCTAATTACTTAGTGTTGAATATTACAAATGAAGGGCAGGATGTAACTACCTATGACGATACTATTCAAATAGAATTTAGTGCTTCAGTTACCGTATATGAGCCTTATGAACTCTTAGTGCCACAACACAAAGTTAGTTTATTAGTAACAGATTTAGCCGAAAAGGTTAGAGGTACATATTTATTTGATTCAAAGTCAAAAAACCTTATTGATCCGGAAAAAATAAATTACATAAAAAGGTATAGCGAAGCTGCTAGGCGATTAGTTAACGATACTATAGGTATTGCTGCTAGTGATTATATCCCGATAGTAGAAGGTAAGATTTACACCATTAGCGGCCTTGGTACTTATGGGATATCAGACATTCAGGGTGGGTTTTTTGACTCTTATGGAGCTATCGTTTCAATAATGAATATAGAAGAGAAAAGCTTTTCTGGAACCTCTACATCATTTCAGATACCTATAGATCTTGGTATTACGCATTTAGTTATTTCTCTAAAAAAATTAGGATTAAATTCAGGGGCGACTTCTTTAGATGGAAATGTTCAATTAGAGCTTGGTAATTCAGCTACCACATATACACCTTATGAGTTAAAAGATGAAATTAAACCTGCATTAATTAATTTTCCAGAAACCTCAATTGACGCTGAATTATGGTATAAATATACAGAGGGCGAAGCATTCAGGTCTAATATTCTAAAAACCAAGTCTCCTATTTTCTGGAAAAACTGGTTAAAAAGAGATAAGGATCTAATGGTAGTGAATACAGGCACATCGTTAACGGCAAGGACAACCGAGCATTGCACATTAAAGGAGGACGCCGACCATAGACCTCCATTATTCCAAAGTAATAATATGGCATCAATTCTTTGGGATAAAATGAAATGGGATAGCCAGACTTATAGAAGATATGATTTTGCCAGTTTTTTCACGGAATTAAAAACAGGGTTTACCACAGCAAGTAACGTTGCTCAGTGGGATGATGGCACATATAGAAAGGGGTTAACTAGGTATACCGATATTGCTGAATTAGGAAATTTTATTTCCTTCGATATACCTATTAATGCATTTCAATTTAATTACATATTTAGGACAGATAGTTTAGGATCAACACAAGTTCGAGTTAAAATAACAGAGGGGAATGAACAAGTTGAAGTTCTTGATCCATCAGATGATACATGGAAAGAAGCTAATAACTTTGATTTCTCCATGAGAGAATCAGCACCTGTTTCAAGGGTTGTTTCAGTCCCTCAGCCTTCTAGTGGCACCTTTGTAAATAGAACAATTCCTTCCAAGGGAAATACAACATATCAAAAAAGGCTTAAATTGAGATGCAAAAGCGGGTCTATTGATAGTAGGACAACATCTAAAACAATCACCCTAGAAAAAATAACATCTGGAAGGTTTTTATATTGGGGCGTAGAATATAGCTCCCGTGAATTCATGATTACATACGTTAATGCCGCTAGAGGTAGTCACAACACACAAGCCGATGCAACTAATGGACTTCCTAAATTTGCGGATAACGAAGTTTGGGGTTTTAAGCCTGACTTAATGTTTTTTGAACTCCCTATTCACAACGATGGGGCATCAGGAGCGGGAGCCTACACCGCTGGCTATTGGGGGAGGTTAACAAATAATTATATTTTCAACGCTTCTTATGAATTATCATTTATAACTAGAAGTGAATTTCTTAATTCATACGTGCCTGAAATGATTACTTTTACAAGTTCCATCTCTTGGAATTTTAACGGGATAAACGAAGATGGAACTCTGAAAATAGGAGAGCAAACAGGAGGTAAAATGATGACTGCGCTGGATAAATACAATGAGGCAGTACAATGGTTAGAAGAAAACCATGACGCAGATATTGGCGTAATAAATTCGGTAAAGAGGTGGGTAGATGCTGGATTTGCCATTTTTGGAGATCTGAAAACAGCGACTTTAGGCTCAGGAACAGGGGGTAGCACATTTACTAATGAAGGCTCACACTGGAATGATACAGGTAGTAAAATTATAGCAAAAACACTCACTGGCTTATTTGAATTTGATTAAATGGAAAACTTAGAAACTCTAAAATGAAACAAGCAACAGTAAAATAAACCTGTCATATACCACTAAAAAAATGTAATTTGTAAAGTTATGAGTTCTTCAAGTCAATTATCTTTTGAGATTAAGAAAATATCGGACAAACAAAGCTGTTCGGAAGAAGAATCATATATATACTCTCCAAATGCCTTTACGGCAGATGAAGGGATAAATGGTTATCCTTACATTGATCAAGTAATTTATAGAGAGTGGACTAATGCTATAACTTTTAAGAACACTTCAACGGTATTTCAAAGAGTAGATGGAGAGATAAAGTGGTTTAAGAGTAAGGTAAATAACAACCTAAACAACCCCATATTCATTGAAGGGGTAATTAACGATGACTTTTGGGAGCCTGTCAATAACAACTCCGGAACAAATGTATTTGTTAAAGAATTTGTTTATGGAGGTGGTGCGCAATCATTCACATTAGATGAATCCGTACTAAGTGTTTTAATAGTTACCTTAAACGGGAACGTATTAAAAAAGATTGACTTTTCTGTAACAGGAACTGATTTAACTATTTTACCTCCAAATGAGATATCTGTAGGGTCAGAGATAACGGTTGTAGGGATTTACGGAACAGTGGTCGTAACGCCATCTGAAAATGAAGAAAGCTTATTTACTTGGAATACAGGCGATAGTTATACATTTGATGCATCATTTAACATACTCGAAGTAAAGCATTTATTTGTTCAAGGAATAGACTACATAGAGAGTGAGCAATTTAACATTATAGCTGCATCAAACCAATTTGAAGTTATAAATACCATATTAGAAGATGGTGATAAGTTAAGATTGGTTTACATAAAAAACGTATAACATGGCTATTTCACAAGAGGAACATAGATTATCAGAAGGAAGCTTAAAGAAGGTAGCTTCTTTTAAGGGTATTTTCGCAACTAAGACAGCCCTTGATGCTATAGATGGTGGTGATGATCCTATCAATTTACCCCTAGCTATAGCAGGATCTACATTGTATGTTTGGGATTTTGATGCCCAAATCTGGGATGAAGTAAGCGGTGGAGGAAATATTATTCCTGATGGAGTTATACAAATAGGGGAGTCCTCATTTTTAGCAAACAATTTAACGGTTGACGGTTCTACTACCTCATGGATGTGGAAAATAGGTGCTACTTATGAAAATATCACTTCCGAAGTTTTCGCAATAACACCACCGGGTTCTGGAACATTTAGATTTGATACTATAGTTGGGAATAACTCAGGAAATTACCAATTAGTAACCGGAACTGCAAATTCAACAGAGGCTAGTGCTATAATTCCTAATGACCCTGCTAATACAATAGGATTGGTATACATTCTATCAAATGATACAGGTATTCAGAGTGTAGTTGATTTTGCAGAATCATCTTTTGTGGAATTTAATACCAATTCTCAGGGACTAACTCCTCTTCAACGTGCAAATGCAAGAAATAACATTCAAGCATTGAGTAAAGATACTAATGATGAAAGAACTGGAACTTTAACTCAAAATGGTTTTTTTGATTTGCTAGGATCATTTCGTCAAGTAGGAAACTCACATCATGTTACTTTCAACAACGATACTCACTCTCAGACAGCATTTTCTATAAAAAACAATAGAGCTACAGATCCGGGAGGTATTTTCATGACCCAGCGAGGCTCTATGATAATCAGGGCAAAAGGAGACTCATTAACAGACTATTATATAATTAGATACCAAGGATCAGACGCAGTACAAAGAGTTGAAATTAATAACAATGGTATTTTCGCAGAACAAAGGAGCGCAGCAGAAAAATACCTAACCAGAAAAGACGAATTATACCTTACCTACCCTACGACAATAGGTGGCACCGGAAAGCTAAACAACGTTGCTTTGCCCGACGGTATAGGGCAAATTGTCTTTGGGGCAGATGTTACTGAGGTTTCTGGAATAAACGCAAATACAGACGGAAAGGAAACAACGATATGGACTGAAAACGAATCAGGACTAATATTGACGGGTCAAGATACTGATTCATTAGCCGACAACAGGTTTTTAAGGGAAGTAACCGTCCTTTACCGTAGGCCAGCTAAAATTCATTTTGAAATAACAGGATCATTAAATAGGTGGGTTCAGATTAGCGGTGCAGATGTTCAAGACTTTAATCCAGATCAATTTGAAATAAACGATTCAAGTGGAGAGTTTCAGGTATTATTAGATTCAGATCCAACAGAGGACTCTTTACGATTTATCAACTCAGGTGACTTATACACATATCTTCTTAGTTTTACTTCTTACAACGCTTTAGCACCGGGCTACAATACTACATTAACCCAAACCACAGATACCAGAAACGGGAGCTTTCGTAAGGTATTAGGTAGAAATGGTTACTTCTATGCTATATATAGCGCAGGGGCAACGGATAGGTTTTTCATATCTAAGGACGGATTAGTCTTCGTTACAGCAGGAACAACAGGTACGCTAGATTTTTCAGATTTTGATATTTCTGATACTGGTACAATAATATTAGTTGCCCGTGATGGTGGGACGGGCAATATTAGGAGGTCTATAGATGGGGGAAT